GCTTCCTTTGTTACGATCATCTGCTGCGCAATGCGCTGCGGGCTAAGAGTCTGCTGACCCATTGCACCCGTGTTCCCTGTAAGTCCTGCCGCTTCTGCTGGTTCTTCTGCCGCGTCAGTTGGAAGTGATGGCATCTTAATATCACCAACAAACCCATTCAGCTGTGTTGCGCCAGTAGCAGCAAGCAAAGAGTTAGAACGCAAAGCGCCAACCAATGCAGTTACCTCAGTTGCTACTGTTGTCACTGCGTCATTAACGTTACCAGCTACAACTGTGCCGTAAATATTACGTGCTTCGTTTAGCATTGACTGAGGGATAGCAAAGTCACCGCGCAAGCCTAAGCCCAATGCAGACGCCTCACTGCGTGCCTCCTGTGCAATTTCCTTTTCCAATCCTGTCACACCGCCTTGGGCTGCTTCGCGCAAAGCCTTGCCTAAATCAAACTGACTAGTTGCCTTAATCACCTCTTTGTCGCTTCGAACAACCGCATCGGCTGCAACGGCAAGACGCTTCAGGCGTGCTTCGTTTTTTGATAATGCATCGCGCTGCTGTTCCGCCGCTTCGAGCTTTGTGTGAATGTCTTGCGTTTCTTCCAATTCCTCAGAAGTAAGTGCGCGTTCCTCGGTTTCTGCGAGGTCGTTGATGTTGCCAAGCTTCGCCTCTAGTTGGCTGATATAGCGGGCCGCATCGTTTGAGTTTCTAAAATTCATAGTTTTAAATGGTTTTGCGGTTCGTTCCGCTATTGTAGCAAAGGTAAGCACTTCGTTGTTTTCGTTTGTTACCTCCGATTTCGTTTCTGTTTCTTGCACTGGCTCAGGCTTTACTTCTGCCATATTCCTCGCGACTACACTGGTATGCTCGTAGGCCGGATAGCTCACTGGGCTTACATCTAACAAGCGAGCGACCTTAGTCACCGTGCGCATCGTGCGCGATTCGTTCCACTCCTGATCCTGTATTGTAAACGCGAACGAGCTTTGTGAAATATCGCCGCGCTTGATCAGCTTGTAAAGATCGCGCCCGTCCTGTGTGTCGGCAAGTGCTGCGCGATACTTTAGGCCGCTTTCGTCAACGCTCAGTTCTAACGTGCCGTTCTTAGTGCGTGCCATCGGTGCGCCGTCATGGTTAAGCAACAGCCGCACATCATCTTCCATAACCTCATCGAATGCACCGCGTGCAATCTGTTCTTTAAAATATCCCAGGTCAGTCACCTGCTCAAAGTTTGCGGCATAACCTTCGATCACCAAAGCGTCATCGCCAGCGGCGCGCACTTCTGACGTGCGCAGTTCTACGTTCTCACCGTATTGGCTGCGCAGCTCTTCCGTGCGCTTATCTTCTTTATTCTCCATTGTTCTGTGTTTCTGAAACTTTATCGGAATAAGCGCCTAGCCTATCCAATGCGATTTGGTTCACGGCGACGGTGTGAGTATCCCCTCCGTCCGTTGGGTTTAGTTCTTCCTTGCCTCTGACTTCGTTAATACTTAGCACGCCGTTGTTTAGCATCTTCGTATAGAAGTCTGCACGGCTTTGCATATCGCCCCGGTACAAATCGTTTAAATTAAACTTGCTGTATATCTGTGGCCGCTCCCGTGACTGGATTAACTTCCTATCAATCTCCTGCTCGATGCGCTTGGCCCATGGTGCGATCGTGTGCCGTGCAAATTGTAGATTCTGCTGTTCGACGTTGTTGTAAGTTGTTTGGCTTTCGAGCTGTACCAATGTAGGCGGCACGCTGAAAATGCGGCATATCTCTTCAGCTTGGAATTTACGCGTTTCGATAAACTGCGCTTCGTCGGGGCTAATGCTTATTCGTGAATATTTGAATCCAAACGGCAGCAGTTTCGTGCCGGCCTGTTGTGCGGCCTTGTTCCAACTGCCTTGGATTATATCCATCTGCTCCTTTTTCAAAGGCTGGTCGCTGGATAGTATCCCCGTCATTTGCCCGCCGCTTCCAAAGTATTCCGCGCCAAAGTCTTCGGCTGCTTTCGCTAGTCCTAAATTCTCACGGTGCAAACGGATCGGCGACTTTCTTTGTAGGTTGCAAATCTCCAGCATATTCTCCGGCTGCACGATGCCCACATTGCGCACGCTGTAAACGATTTGCCCGTTCACAGTCTTGCGGTCTACGTCGTAAATATCAACGCAGGTTAAACTAGTAACGTACCCACGGCCATCGCGCTCAATCAGTGCATAGCCTACGCCGTTAATTACTGCATTGCTTATAATGGTTTCCCAAAAGTCGAAAGCTGTTTGGTATTCGTTGGGCTTGTATTTGATAACGTCATAAGCGGGATGAACGTTGGCCGGTTCTATCTCGCGGCCTGTGCGCTCGTATACCTCAAGATCTAAACTGGCCAGGGTGCTGGCAATCTTGTACACGCAAGCGTACACCGTTGAGATTGTTAACGCTGTGTTCTCGTTAATGTTCGCACCGCTTACGGTAGTGCCGTAAATGCCTAGGTCATTCGCCAAGGTCTGAGAATCGTACTTACCTACGCGATACCTCAAAAGCGCGTTTAATCTGTCGCGAAGTGTTGCCATATGGGTTGCAATTTACTACAGGGAAATTATATCAAAATTCTGCTCCGTTTCCTGTGGCGTCTTCATGTGTTCGCCTATACCCATAACCATGGCCACGATAGGATCAATCTTGCCGCCGCTCTTTTGTTTGTCGGCTTTTATGTTGCCGGCCGGATCCATTTTCAACTCGACGTTTCCAAGCGCCCAACGCAGGACCGGATCGCCATCGTGATAAATCTTGCCCGTCCTTACGAGCACCTCCAGTTGTTTGGTGGGTGACGACATAGATACAAAGCCCTGGCCAAATGGCGTAAGCGGCACGCCGTCATCTACCAAGTCGATTGCGATCTGTGTGCTGTTGTATCTGTCGAAGGCAATCTTTTCTATTTGGTAGTTATGCATCAGGCTGCTGCCGTCTACCTCCTGACCGTCGGGCCTGTTCATGACGCCACTGACCAGCCGGCGTATCGCTGCGTAGTCGGTTACGTTTCCATCTGTCACATGGAAGTTTGGGAGATCTAAAAAAGTACGGTAGATGTGGCCAGGGTCGCGGTCCAGTATGTTATCGATTGTATCGCTGGGCATAAAGTAATGGCCGCGCACATGGTAGCCGTCGCCGTCCGGGTACACCATAACCAGCGCCGTCATGTCGGAAACGCTGGCAAGGTCCAACCCACCCCAACAGATCCGGCCCGTCAAATCCTCCTGCCGTTCGTTGGCGTTCCATATCTCGTCCTGTATCCAAGTCTTGGAAGCGGTCACCCATTTGTTTAGGTGCTTGGTTTTAAATTCTACCTCGCGCGATCCGCCTAGGTTTATCGCTTGCTGCAACTGCGACTCCAATAGCTGCGGACGTAGCGCCACGCCCAAAGATGGATTTGCCTTTATCCATGTACTGGAGTCCGTCCAGTCGTCATCTTCGTCCAGCTCATAAATCAAAGCAAATTGTGCGTCGTCGTGCTTCACTCCGTCGAGTATTTCCTTGCACGTCTTTTGCATTTCGTAGCATGGAGATTCACGGTTAAAGCCTGCGGTTGTGATCGTAAGGTGTAATGGGTTACGCCGCGCCTGCATACCTGAGCGCAGGACGTTCGCCACTCCGTCCGTTGGGTGCGCGTGGTATTCGTCAATCCCGGCAAAGTGTATGTTCAGGCCGTCGAGTGTATCGCGCTCGCTGCTCAGGTACGTGCATCGCGCTGAGAGCTTTGGCGCTTTTATATCGTGCTTGCCTGCTCTTAAGTGTCGCCTGAGTTGCGGCGAGATCGATACCATCCTTTGCGCTTCGTCGAATCCGATTTTAGCCTGATCCTTTTTCGTTGCTGCAAAATAAACCTCGGCAGCTTTTTCCTGATCAAAGAAAAGAGCAGCGAGCGCACAACCCGCCATAAGTGTCGTCTTGCCATTCTTGCGAGCCACAGTAATATACGCATAGTTGAATCGTCTTGTTCCGTCTTCACGAAACCACCCGTAAAGATTCCACAATATAAACTGCTGCCATGGAAGTGGATCGAACGGCTTGCCATCCCATTCGCCCACGGTGTGACGGATCGCCCTTTGAAAAAATGTAATGTAAGCCTGTGCGGTCTTTGGCTTAAACTCAAGGCCGCGCTCCTCGGCTGTGTCGAGATCTGTTAGGTAACGCTGGCACGCCTTGGCTACATACTTGGCCGCTGGTATTTTGCCGGTAACTACGTCGAGCGCGTAATTGTGCCCAACGCTGTCAAGCATCTTTAAATGTTAGAAGCTGCTCAAGTTCGTCGTCCATTTCAACCTCGACTTCTATGCGCTTCCTTGCCGCTGGTGTCATTCCCAATTCTTTCAGCACTACTAAATATTTTGATCGTGACTCAACTAGCATTTGATGCTCAGGCCGGTGCTTCGTCATCGTGCCGCCGTCACGGTTTTTGAATTCGTAGGTGTAACCTTTTTCGTCGATCAGGCTTTGCAGCTCGCGGACCTCAACCGCTAGGCAGGCCGCCATTGTTAAAAGGTCTTCATCTAATTCGCCAATGTGTCGAGCGCTGCGCAATGCG